TGCAAAAGCTGCTCTAGAAGAAGCCTTCACACCTCAATTGAAATCAATGTTTGCTGCAAAACTTCAAGAAATGGAAAAAGAAGAAAAAGATCTTGAAGAAATGTACGGTAAATCTGAACATGAAAAAATGGAAGAAGCTGAAGATATGAAAATGGATGAAGCTGAATACATGGATGAAACAGAAAAAATGGATGAAATTGACTTAGAAGAGCTTTTACGTGAGCTAGAAATGGAAGAAGGTGAAATGGAAGAAAACCTTTATGAAGCTGAAGAAAATGATGAAGATGAAGAAGATGATGAAGATGATGATGAAAAAGGTGAACCTATTGACCTTGAAGACATGACAGATGAAGATCTTAAAACTATGATCGAAGATGTTATTAAAGGCATGATCGCTGCAGGTGAAATTGAAGCAGGTGATGAAGATATGAAAGATGAAATGGATGTAAAAGATGAAGAAGAAGTTGATTTAGCTGAACTTTTAAGAGAAATTGAAGAAATGGAATACTTAGAAGAAGCTAAAAAGAAAAAAGAAGTAAAAAAAGAAGATAAAAAAGAAGAAAAAGAAGACGAAGACAAGAAAAAAATGAAAAAAGAACTTGACGAAGCGTATTCTGTAATTAAATCTCTTAAATCTGAATTAAACGAAATCAACTTGTTAAATGCTAAACTTCTTTACACTAACAAAATCTTCAAATCTAAAAATTTGAACGAAAGTCAAAAAATAAAAGTGTTAAATTCGTTTGACAAAGCAGCTACTGTAGGTGAAGTAAAATTAGTGTTTGAAACTTTAAATGAGGGAATTAAAGTAAAACCAAACTTAATTAAAGAAAACTTAGGTAGAGCTTCTAAAGCAACAGTTACACCAAATGTTAAAAAACCAATCGTAGAGTCAAACGATGCATTTTTAAGAATGCAAAAATTGGCTGGAATAATTTAATTAACAATTTAAAAACAAAACAAAACAATGTCAAGTATTAATTCTTTATTAGAAAGCTCGGCTTCTGGATGGAAAAACATGCAGAACGATGCTGCTCGTATGGCCGCTAAGTGGGCTAAAACGGGATTATTAGAAGGATTGAATAGCGAAGTTGATAAAAACAACATGGCTTTAATCCTCGAAAACCAAGCTAAACAACTTGTTGTTGAGCAATCTTCTACAAACGTAGGTGGCGCTAACTTTGTTGTAGGACAAGGTGAGCAATGGGCTGGAGTAGCTCTTCCATTGGTACGTAAAGTATTCGGTTCTTTATCATCTAAAGAATTCGTTTCTGTACAACCAATGAATTTGCCTTCTGGCCTTGTATTCTTCCTAGATTTTCAATATGGTACTTCTGCTAAAGCTGCCCCAACTGGCCCATTTGGTCCGGGTGCAGATACTTATGCTGCTACTTCATCTATGTATGGCAATACTAACCCAGGTGTAGCTAATGATGCTGCTTATGGTTTATATGGTGCTGGTAGATTTGCTTATTCAGTTAACCAATTCTCAGCATCTGTAACTTCATCTACTTCAGTAGCCGCATGGTCTGATGTAGATTATGATTCAACTTTATCTGCTTCTATTGCTTCTGGCTTTATCCAGAAAGTTGTTTATACTGTAGGTGCTAACACAACAGTTCCACGTCCAGATTTTAAAGGTGTTCGTGCATTTGTTCCTGCTTCAGGTGCTGCCGCTACTCCTGCATCTCAAATCTACACTAACTTGTTACCACAGTATACTTATACTAATGGTTCTTCTACTATTACTTTTATTGTATCAGGTTCAGGTGCTTTAACTGGAATCCCTTCAGGATCTAGTACAATCAATACATTATTCTATAATGTTCAACCTGCTGACAACTACAGAGGTGATTTTGAAGATAATAGTGGTGCTGGTTATTCAAATGCTGAATCTACAGCTGCTGATCAATTAGCTATTCCTCAAATCAATATCCAAATGAAATCTGAGGCTATTGTTGCTAAAACTCGTAAGTTAAAAGCACAATGGACACCAGAATTTGCTCAAGATTTAAATGCATACCAATCTTTGGATGCTGAAGCTGAATTGACTTCAATCATGAGTGAATACATTGCATTAGAAATTGATCTTGAAGTATTAGACATGTTGATCCAAGATGCTTCTGCATGGGATGAATATTGGTATGCTACTAACAACCGTGTATTGAATTCTAGTAAAACAGGATATGACGATGCTAAATTCTACAACACACAAGGTCAGTGGTTCCAAACTTTAGGAACTAAAATGCAGAAAGTTTCTAACAAAATTCACCAAAAGACATTACGTGGTGGTGCAAACTTCATCGTAACTTCTCCAACTGTAGCAACTATCCTTGAATCAATCCCAGGATTTGCTTCTAACTCTGATGGTGATGTAACAAAAGCTAGCTATGCATTTGGTATCCAAAAAGCTGGTCAAATGAACAACCGTTATACAGTTTACAAAAACCCTTACATGACTGAAAACTTAATGTTGATGGGTTATAGAGGATCTCAATTCCTTGAAACTGGTGCGGTATTTGCTCCATATGTACCTCTAATCATGACTCCATTAGTATACGATCCAGACACATTTACACCACGTAAAGGTCTATTAACTCGTTATGCTAAGAAAATGATCCGTCCTGAATTCTTCGGTCGTATCTTTATCAACGATTTGAATGTACTTTAATCGGTAGTAAATAATCAAAAATGAAGAGCCTGGCGAAAGTCAGGCTTTTTTTATTTTTTTGCAATATTTATCAACAAATATAGTTACATGAATGATTTTAATAGAACACAACAAGCTCAAGAAGTTTTTAAAGAAAAAAGAAAACCAAAAAATCCTATTAAATTTAACATACAATTAAATGAAGAGCAAAAATTAGCTAAAGCTAAAATTTTAACAGATGTTGTAACTATATTACGTGGTAAAGCTGGATCTGGTAAATCTTTATTAGCTGCAAATGTTGCTCTTGATATGCTATTTAATAAAGAAATTGAAAAGATTATTATCACTCGACCAACTGTAGTAGCAGGACAAGATATTGGATTTTTACCTGGTGACGTTAATGAAAAATTAGCCCCATTTACAGCTCCTGTATATGAAAATATGCACCGTTTATATAGTAAAGAAAAAATCGAAAAATGTATAGCGGAAGGTGAAATTGAAATTGTACCTGTATCATTTATGCGAGGTAGAAACTTTACAAACTGTTTAGTTGTAGTAGACGAAGCACAAAACTTAACAGATAACCAAACAGAACTACTTTTAACTCGTATTTGCTCAGGTAGTAAAATGATATTTTGTGGTGATGCTGCTCAAATTGATTTACGAGATAAAAAAACATCTGGTTTTGATGTTGTATGTAAACATATGAAAGAAGTACCCGGATTTAATGTTATTACATTAGAAAAAAATCATAGACATCCAATAGTAGACGACATTTTAGAAGTATACAAATCTTTCAGAGGCTAGCCATATTTATAAATAAAATATAAATGGCCAATTTGTATGTAACCATTACTGAGGAAATTACTCTTCCAAATAACAATGTTGAAAAAACTTACAATTTTAAAGTAATTGAAGGAGTAAATGAAATAGTTCGTAGAGTAAACACTATAGCTACTAATTTTAGTGGTTCTGGAATTGAAATTTTACGTTTTTGTGATAGCCGAGAAGAACAGACCGGAGGAGGCTTTGTAAAAGCAGATGTAAAATATGTTAGAATAACCAATCTTTCTAAAACATATAATACAGTAATTTATTTACTTGATGTAAATAATGAAAGTACTTTATTTAATTTATCCCCAGGAAAATCTCTTATGTTTAATGATGCTGATTTTAATGCTTCTTCAACTCAAGATTATATGGATGAAAGTTTTGTAGATGAAATGTATTATAGTAGTTTTGTTTACATTGACTCTATTAAAGCTAAAGCGATTGGAGGAAATACTCAATTAGAATATTTTGTAGCTTCTTCATAGTTAATTAGGTTTTTTTTCATATTTATAATAAACTATTAATATGAATATCCCTATTTGGCCCGGTTCAAGTTCATTCCAACCAGGAGATACACCGTTTGGATTTTATGACAATGATTTTCAATTTCAACAAGACGCAAATAAATTTGCTAAATTTGCAGCTCAACGTTTAGGATATCCTTTAGTAGAAGTTGAATTACAAGACATTAACTTTTATACAGCACTTGAAGATGCTGTAACAACTTATGGAAATGAATTATATGCTTATCAAGTAGCAGAAAATTTATTGTCTTTTCAAGGAAATCCTCAAACTATAGGCCTAGCTAATGATAGAGTTATTCAAGAAAATATGGCATCTATTATTCGTTTATCTCACCAATATGGAGAAGAAGCAGGCGTTGGAGGAACCATTGATTACTATACAGGTTCTTTAGATTTAATAGCAGGCCAACAAAATTATGATATGAATGCTTGGGCTCAAGCTAACGGTATTCAAGGTCGTATTGAAATAAAACGTATATTCTACGAATCACCCCCCGCAATTACTCGCTATTTTGACCCATATGCAGGTACAGGTACTGGAATGATGCAAATGCTTGATAGTTTTGGTTGGGGTTCATATTCACCTGCTATTAACTTTATGTTAATGCCTATTAACTATGACTTACAAAAAATTCAAGCAATAGAACTTAATGACCAAGTTAGAAAATCTCAATTTACATTTGAACTTGTAAATAATAAATTACGTATTTTTCCTATTCCATTAGGAGGAGGTAGACATAAATTACGATTTGAATATATTTTAGAATCTGATAGAAATATACCATATGTACCTAGCACAGGTCAAGATATGATAACTAATGTTTCAAACGTACCATATGAAAACCCAGTATATAGACAAATAAATTCAATTGGCCGTTCATGGGTATTTGAATATGCTTTAGCTTTATCTAAAGAAATGTTAGGATACGTTAGAGGAAAATATTCCAATATTCCTATCCCAGGAGCTGAAATTACTTTAAATCAAGGAGATTTAATTTCAGCAGCAACTACTGAAAGACAAGCATTAATTGAACGTTTACGAACATATTTTGATACTACTTCACGTAAAACTTTACTAGAAAATAAAGCATTAGAAGCAGAAAGTCAAAATAAAATATTAAATGACATTCCAATGACAATTTATATAGGGTAATATGGCACTTTTTGGTACACAACGTGATGTTTCTTTATTTAGGCACCTTAATCGTGAGTTGTTATGGGATATTATCACACAACAATGTGCATTCTACCAATTAAAAACAACAGAAACTAAAGTTAATATTTATGGTGAAGCAGCCGGTGCTAGATACTATGAAGAACCTGTGCTTTTAAACGTATTAATTGATAGAGGAGACTACTCCAGCCCAGTTGATGACTTTGGTGTAACTATTGATAGACCAATGACATTTAAATTTTTACGTGACGATTTACGTGGTAAAAATCCTGTTACCTCTGGTGGAGGCCCTGATATAGGTAATTACCCCGGAACTCCTTATGGAGCTGATATTTTACCTGAAGTAGGGGATATTATAATGTGGAATGATTCATATTGGGAAATTGATAATGTAAACGATAACCAATTATTCGCTGGAAAAGACCCAGCTTACCCATATAATGCAAACCCATTAAATCCAGGATTAGATAATTTTGGTACCAATTTATCTATCATTTGCACAGCACATTATGTACCTGCTGATAAAGTGCAAATAACTAAAGAAAGAATATAATATGCCATCAGCTAGAAAACCTAACCCGAAATCTCAATTAGAGATACAAAACAGTCAGATAGAACCATATGTGTTTCCTGAAACGGGTGAGTCTTATGGTAATCCTAATATACCTTCTCAATTTAACCAATTTACAGATAAAGATCAAAGCGGAATAGATTTTAATCGTTCCGAACAAATGTCATTTAAAGGGGATGATGTAAAACCATTTACAGTAGGTCTTCAAGATATTGACGAATCTATAATGTATTATTTTCAAAATGTTATTCGTCCAACAGTAATACAAAATGGAAATAGATTAGCAGTACCTATAATATATGGTTCACCTGAAAAATGGAAATCAGTGCAAAAAGACGGGTATTATAAAGATAAAAATGGTGCTATTATGGCCCCTCTAATCATGTTTAAGAGAGATACAATGGACAAAAATCGTTCTCTAACAAACAAATTAGATGCTAATTTTCCCCATTTATATACTTCATGGGTAAAAATATATAATTCAAAAAATGACTATTCAAACTTTAACATATTAACTAACCATAAACCAGTTGAACAGTTTGTTGTAAATGTAGTACCTGATTATGTTACTTTAACATATTCTTGTGCTATCCAAACATATTATGTTGAACAAATGAATAAAATCATTGAAGCTATTAATTACGCTTCAGATTCATATTGGGGAGACCCAGAACGTTTCAAATTTAAAGCATCTATAGACTCATATTCTACAGCAATAGAAATATCAGATTCAACAAATCGTATTATTAAAGGAACATTTTCAATTAAATTATTTGGTTATATTATTCCTGATACTATACAAAAAGATATTACAGCTATTAAAAAATATAACAACAAAGCTCAGGTTATTATCACAGCAGAAGTAATTAATAATTTAAATAGTAAATAAAATGGCAACAAAAGCAAAATCTCAATCAGTAATTTCATTTGTTCGTAAACCTAAAAAAAGAAGACCAGGAGTTCATGCAAAATCAAAAACTAGTAAAAACAAAAATAGCAAAAATTATGTAAAACCTTATGTTTTTCAAGGAAAATAATTATATTTATAATAAAATCTAAAAAATTAAAATTTATGGGAATCGTTTCAGAAAAAAAGTTTTTAACAAAAGAAGAGTTACAAAGTTTAAAAGACATCCAATTAAAAACTCAATCAGCAGTTATAGAATTAGGAGAAATTGAATTGTATAAAATGCGCCTTGAAGAAAAGCGTAATATTATTAAAGAATTTCTTAGTGAAGTAAAAACTCTTGAAGATAATTTTACTAAATCTATAACAGATAAATATGGCAAAATAGACCTTAACCCAGAAACTGGTGAGTTTACTAATACAGACTAGTTTACTTTTGCTATATTTATAATAAAATTTAATATTAATGGCAGAAACAATTATATCACCTGGAGTAGTAGCTTTTGAAAATGATCAATCTTTTATTTCTCAAACTCCAACGATAGCAGGTACTGCTATTATAGGCCCAACAGTTGTAGGTAGAGTAGGTATCCCAACAATAGTTACATCATATTCTGATTATTTAAGTAAATTTGGTGATACTTTTACAAGTGGAAGTAATTCTTACACATATTTCACTTCAATTGCTGCTTTTAATTATTTCAACTTCCCAGGAAGTGGAGGAACTTCTCTTTTAGTTACTAGAGTAGTTAGTGGTAGTACTTCTAATTGGACCCCTGCTACTTCATCATTTATTTCTGCTTCAGCACATACTGCTGGTGTTCCTTATAATACTGATGTATTTGTTTTAGAAACTTTATCTCAAGGAGAAGTAATGAACAGCACAGGCCCTACAGGTTTAAATAACACTTTACTAAGCGGTTCTAAATATAATTTTAGATGGCAAATAATTAATCCTAATATTAATACTGGAACTTTTTCTTTAGTCATAAGGCAAGGGAATGATTCATCTGTACAACAATCAGTATTACAAACTTTAGGTCCATTATCATTAGACCCTTATTCTCCTAATTATATTGAAAGAATTATAGGTAATCAAATTGAAGTCGTAACCCAAGACCCTTCTACAGGAGAATATTATACTCAACTTTCAGGAAGTTATCCAAATCAATCAATTTATGTAAGAGTAAAACAAGTAAATCAAACTACTCCTAATTATTTTGATAATTTAGGAGTCCCAAAACCTCAATTTACAGGTTCTTTACCTTTAGCTGCTAGTGGATCTTTTGGAAATGGAAAAGGAAATAATCTCCCTGTAGGAACTATTGGAAATTATTATGAAAATATAACAGATAATAACATCCAAGGATTACTCCCTAACAATTATACAGAATCAATTTCTTTACTAGCAAACCAAGATGCTTATATTTACAATTCATTAGTAATCCCTGGGTTAATAGCTGATCCTGCATCATTTCCATTAAGTAATACTGTAGTAAAACAAGCTATTAGCATGGTAGAAAACAGAGGAGATACTATGATAATAACAGATATTGCTAAATATGGAGAAGTATTTGCTAATGTCTTAAACAGTGTATCTGATAAGGATACTTCATATGCAGCTGCTTATTACCCTTGGCTTAAAACACCAAACCCAAGCATATCAAACCAGTTATCTTGGGTTCCTGCTAGTGTTTTAATTCCTAGTGTATATAAACAAAATGATATTATTTTATATCCTTGGTTTGCTCCTGCTGGGACTAATAGAGGAGTCATTAGTGTAGCAACACAAACAGAAAAAATATTAACTCAAGTAAATAGAGATTCTTTATATCAAGTTAATATTAACCCAATAGCTACTTTTCCAACAGCCACTGGGGTTCCTGCTATAACTATATTTGGACAAAAAACTCTACAGAAAAAACAAAGTGCTTTAGACCGTGTAAATGTAAGAAGATTATTAATCGCGATAAAAAGGTATGTTACTCAAATAGCAAATTCTTTTGTTTTTGAACAAAATAATTCAACTACTAGGGAACAATTTTTATCTTTAATAAACCCATATTTATCTTTAATACAACAACAAGAGGGATTAAATTCTTTTCAAGTAATAATGGATGAATCTAATAACCCACCTTTAGTAGTAGATAATAATCAGATGATATGTCAAATCTATTTGCAACCTACTAAAACAGCTGAATTTATTGTATTAGACTTTAATATACTTCCTACAGGTGCGACCTTTTCTTAATAGTTGCATATTTTAAAAAAAAAAATAATATTTATAATAAAAAGATAAAATGGCAAAATTCACAGTTTCTCCTGGAGTAGCAATTAGCGAAATAGATAATACATTTTTAACCGGCCAACCAATCCAAGCAGGTGCCGCTATCATAGGCCCTACAGTAAAAGGCCCAGTTGAAAAACCAACCCTAGTAACTTCTTATTCAGACTTTCAAATGTTGTTTGGAGATATTTTTACTAGTGGAGGTAATGCTTATTCATACTTAACTTCAATTGCTGCTTATAATTACTTTAACTATGGTGGCACTTCATTATTAGTAGCCCGCGTTGCATCAGGATCTTATACTTCTGCTACTAGTAGTTATATACCTACTGGTTCAAATGGCCCTACAACAGGCTTATCCCCTTTTGTATTAGAAACCATTTCTGAAGGGATACTTATGAATAATTCAGGCTCAACAACAAATGCTGTTTTAATTTCAGGAAGTAAAGAAAATGTAAGATGGGAGATTACAAATATAAACACTGGGTCAGGTAATTTTAATTTAGTGATTAGACGTGGAGACGATAATCAAAATAATAAAATTATTCTTGAATCTTGGAATAATATAAATTTAGATCCTTTTTCAAATCGTTTTATTTCTCAAGTAATTGGTGATCAAAAATTAAATTATGATTCAACTAATAATCAAATGCAATTATTTGGAAGTTACCCAAATAATTCAAGATATGTGCGTGTAAAAACAGTAAACTACACTACTCCTAATTATTTAAATTCCAATGGTATTATATCCAACCCATCATACACAGGCTCTCTCCCAGCAGCAGGAAGTGGTTCATTAGATGGTGCTTTTGGAGGAGCTATTGGCACAGTAAATAATACTATTAATTTATATGATCAAATTTCTACAAACACTCAAGGATTAATAGGTAGTGATTATAATAATATGATTGCTCTATTTAGTAACCCTGAAGCATACCAATTTAATTTATTATTTACTCCTGGATTATTAAATGATGTTCATACAACTCAACTTACAAGTATTATTACTAATACAATTGCTAGAGGTGATAATATGTTTGTGGCAGATTTAGTATCTTATGGAAGTGCTGTTCCTCAAGCAGTTACCCAAGCGCAAACTCGTGATACTTCATATGTTGCTGCTTACTGGCCTTGGGTTCGTATAATTGACCCTGCAACAGGAAAACATGCTTGGGTACCAGCTTCAACAGTAATCCCAGGCGTTTATGCATTTAATGACAAAGTATCTGCTCCTTGGTTTGCACCTGCAGGTATTAACCGTGGAGGTTTATCTACAGTATTGCAAGCTGAATTAAAATTAACCCAAGCGCAGAGGGATACATTATATGTAAATAATATTAACCCAATTGCAACATTACCTAAACAAGGTGTAGTAGTATTTGGACAAAAAACATTACAAAAAGCTGATTCTGCTCTTGATCGTGTAAATGTACGTCGTTTAATGATTGAGTTAAAAAATTATATTCGTCAAATTGCTGATACTCTAGTATTTCAACAAAATACTAGTGTAACAAGACTTGCATTTTTAAACAGAGTAAATCCTTATTTAACAGGGATCCAACAAAAACAAGGATTATATGCATTTAAAGTAATAATGGATGATTCAAACAACGGACCAGCTGTAATTGACCAAAACCAATTAATTGGGCAGATTTATATCCAACCAACTCGCACAGCTGAATTTATTTCTTTAGATTTTATCTTATTACCAACAGGAGCTGAATTCCCAGGATAAAAAAATAAAAATTTAATATTTATAATAAAATTAAAATAAAAAAAAATGCCAATTTTAAATTACCAAGAGATATTTTTTACAGCGTTTGAACCAAAACAAACAAACCGTTTTCTTATGTCGGTTGATGGGATCCCTTCATATTTAATAAAACAAGTAGGAGCTGTTTCTTTAACCCAAACACCTGTAGCTCTTAATCATATCAACGTTCAACGATTTGTTAAAGGTAAAACTAAATGGAACACCATCCAATTTACAATGTATGAATCGATTACCCCTTCTGGTGCCCAATCAGTAATGGAATGGGTACGTTTAGGCCATGAATCAGTAACAGGACGTGATGGTTATTCAGATTTTTATAAAAAAGACCTTACTTTTCAAGTTTTAGGTCCTGTAGGAGATATTGTTTCTGAATGGAAAATTATGGGAGCAGTTATTCAAGATGTCAATTTTGGAGACTACAACTACGATGATGATGGAACTCCAGTAAATATTCAAGTAACTGTTCAACCAGACTACTGTATCTTAAACTATTAATATTAAGTTAATAATAAATCGAACAAAAGCTTCAAAGAAATTTGGAGCTTTTATTTTTCTTTAGTATGTTTAAAGTATTAAAAAAAATAAAGGTTATGAAAAATTTAAAGCTTAGTTTATTTGTATTATTAAGTAATATAGGGTATAGTCAATATTTTCCTTATATAGGCCCTGATCAAACATTATCTAATAAGCAAGAATCTATTACATTAACAGCTAATTTAGATCAATGTAATATTAATAATCCGCATGAAACAACAGATTATGAATTAACGCAAATTCCTTATGTTGAACAAACAAATAATGGAACCATCATTTCAATCTCAGGACATGATGCTTATTTTGGTCCGTACAATATAGGATTTAATTTTTGTTTTTATGGTCAAACATATGATAAATTTTACGCTGGAATTAATGGCATAGTATCATTTTCTCCATATGATGTTCAATATTCTTTCCCCCAATATTCCCTCCCATCAACCAGCCCTTACACTATCAAAAATTGTATATTTCCAGCTTGGACAGATTGGAATCTTAATTTTGGAGGACAAATGAAATATGAACTTCAAGGTACTGCTCCTTTTAGAAGATTAGTTATAAGTTGGGTAAATATAGCTATGGATTGGTGTACAGGATATAATGGTACTTTTCATGTAATTTTATATGAAACTACAAATATTATTGAAACTCATATTAAACGAAAACCTAATTGTTCTAGTTGGGTAGGGTATACAACTGAAGGGATTCATAACCAAGATGGAACTAAAGGATTAACAGTACCTGGTAGAAATCATGCTATGTATACTGTTAATAATAGTTCTCATAGATGGATACCATCTGGAAATGAAATAATACCTGATTTAGTTTGGTATGAAGTAGGAAATTTAAATCCATTAGGGACTGGAAATTCTATTACAGTGACACCTCAACCTCAAGGATCAAGTTATACATGCCATCTAGAATACCCATCATGTTTTTCAAATTGGGAAAATTTAT